GTCATTTAATTCGACTTGAGAGAGATTAACGAAAGATAGCATGAAAAAAAAGAAGGCAGAACAAGATAATTATATTTTAGCATACTATCAGCAAATTAAAGATGGTTCTATTACGGTTGGCCGGTGGATTAAAGCAATTTATGAATATTTGGTTGAAGGAATGGCAAAAAAGGACTTTTTCTTTGACCAAAAGAAAGCAAATTTTGCCGTTGATTGGTTTGAAAGCCATTGTTTTCATACGGAAGGGCCGCTTGCGCCTGGTGCGCTGAATCTTGAGTTATGGCAGAAGGCGTTATTGTCTGCAATCTTTGGAATTGTAGACAAGGACGGCAACAGACAGTTCCGCGAAATCGTTTTGGTTGTCGCAAGGAAAAACGGCAAATCAATTCTTGCTTCAGGCATCGGCAATTATGTTTTTCGCGTTGACGGTGGATTCGGTGCAAAAGTATTTTGTTGCGCGCCCAAACTGGAACAGGCAGACATTGTTTACAACAATCTTTGGCAAATGATAACGCTTGATCCAGAATGGCAGGCCATGAAAGAGCTGCAAAACGAAAGGGACGAACACAACAAACGCATTCACGATGATTCCATGATGGCCAAGCACCGGCAAACGGATCTGACCATTCCAGGCACGAATTCAACCGTCAAGAAAATTGCGTTTTCCGCAAAACGATCTGACGGTTTTAATCCGTCTTTGGCCATATGTGATGAAATAGCAGCTTGGGAAGGTGACAAGGGACTAAAGCAATATGAGGTGCTTAAATCCGGCATGGGGGCAAGGCCGGAACCGTTGCTTTTGTCTTGCACTACTTCAGGATATATAAACGATTCCATATTTGATGAACTGATAAAGAGAGCAACACGTTTCTTGCTTGGTGATTCCAAGGAAAAGAAGCTGTTGCCTTTTTTATACATGATTGATGACATTGAAAAGTGGAATGACATTAATGAATTAAGGAAATCCAATCCAAATTTAGGTGTTTCTGTTTCCGTTGATTACATGCTTGAAGAAATTGCTGTTGCTGAAGGTTCTTTGAGCAAAAAAGCGGAATTCATTACTAAATATTGTTGCCTTAAGCAGAATTCTTCACTTGCGTGGTTGCCAAGTCAGACGGTTGAAAACGCCTGCGGCGAACCGCTCAATATTGAAGATTTCAGAAACAGTTATTGCGTGGCCGGTATAGACCTTTCGCAGACAAGGGACTTGACCGCAGCTTGCGTGGTAATTGAGAAAAATGAAGAACTTTATGTGTTTGCGCGGTTCTGGTTGCCGTCAGAAAAAATTGACGAAGCTGAACAGCGTGACGGTGTTCCCTACAAGCTATATATCCAAAATGGGTTTTTATATCCTTCAGGGGACAATTTCGTTGATTACAATGATTGCTTTAACTGGTTCCGCGAACTGGTTGAACAATACCAAATCTTTCCGCTTCAAGTAGGATATGACCGTTATTCCGCGCAATACCTTGTCAACGATATGAAGCAATACGGTTTTCATATGGACGACGTTTGGCAGGGCGAGAATCTACACGGTGTGATTCAGGAAACACAAGGCTTGCTTGAAGATAGAAAGATTCACATAGGAAACAACAATCTTCTGAAAATCCATTTGCTGAACAGCGCAATTAAAATGTCCGTTGAACGTGGCAGGGGGAAATTGGTTAAGATTTCACCGGTGATGCACATAGACGGAGCTGCGGCGCTTCTGGACGCTATGACAGTAAGGCAAAAATGGTGCCAGGAGATTGGCGAACAACTGAAGAACAGAGGTGGGTAACGATAGGGGTTTTTGATTGGCTTTTCGGAAATAAACCGAAAGAAAAAGGCAAGTACGAAGGCACTTTCAAAATGCTTAACGGATATGTGCCGAGGTTTACAGATTTCAATGGCCAAATCTACGAAACCGAACTTGTCAGGGCATCAATCAATGCGCTGGCCACGCATATATCAAAACTGAACGTTGAAACCTTCGGCGCAGCGAAACCGGCGCTTCAAAGAAAGCTTGAGCATGGGCCGAATGAGTTTCAAACATGGTCACAGTTCTTAGCCAGAGCTGCGACTATTTTTTATAACGAAAACACTTTGTTTATAACGCCGATCTGGGACGAATTCGGAGAAATCAGCGGAATCTATACGCCGGTTCCGCAACGGTGCGAGGTTGTCCAGTATAACGGCGTTCCGTATCTGCGTTATGAATTTAGTGACCAGCGCAAAGCGGCGGTTGAATTTGAATATTGCGGCGTTATGGTTCGGATGCAATACAAAAATGATTTCTTTGGAGAATCCAACAGGGCCTTGCATCCTACTATGGAACTTATCAATGTCCAGAACCAGGGCATTGAAGAAGGCGTTAAATCTTCCGCAACTTTCCGCTTCATGGCGCAAATTAACAACTTCACAAAGCCGGAAGATTTAGCAAATGAGCGGAAACGGTTCAGCGCGGAAAACCTTTCCAAAGACGCTGAAGGCGGCGGCTTGCTGCTGTTTCCAAATACCTATTCCAATATTCAGCAGATTTCTTCCAAGCCCTTCACCATTGACGCAGACCAGATGAAGGTTATTCAGGACAATGTTTTTCAGTATTTCGGCGTAAACGAAAAGATTTTGAAAAACGAATATGATTCATCTGTTTGGAGTGCGTTCTATGAAGGCGCTATTGAACCGTGGGCCGTCCAGTTTTCTGAAGTAATGACAAAGATGCTGTTTACTTTCAGAGAACAAAGCCAAGGAAACTTTGTCATGGCTACGGCAAACCGCCTGGAATACATGAGCAACGCAGACAAGCTTGCCGTTGCAGAAAAGATGGCAGACCGTGGTTTGATGACAAGAAACGAAATCAGACAGATTTTCAACTTGCCGCCTTTGCCGGAACCGCTTGGTTCACAACTTCCGGTGCGTGGTGAGTATTACAACGTGGGGGATGAAAATGGGACTGAAAACGATACAAGCGAAGCTTGACGAAGGCCGCAGCTATCGCAACTTTGATGTTGCGTCATTTGAACGCAGGGCTGAAGAAACAGGCGAAAAAACGGTTGAAGGTTACGCAAGCACTTTTAACCAGCCGTATGAACTGTGGCGCATGGACAACTACATTGTCATGGAGCAGATTGATCCGAACGCTTTTGCTGAAACTGACATGGCAGATGTGATTATGCAGTACAACCACGAAGGAAGGGTATTTGCGAGAACTTCAAACGGCACGTTGTCTGTTGAACCAGACTTGAAAGGGCTTCGCGTAAAAGCGAATCTTGGCGGCACAGAAATTGGCCGTCAGCTTTTTGAAGAAATCGAAGGCGGTTATACCACCAAAATGTCTTTCGGTTTCAGGGTTGGTGAGGATAAAAGAGAGGTTACCGAAAACTATGAAAACAACACGGTAACTGTTCTTAGAACCATTACCAAAATTGAAAAACTTTACGATGTTAGCGCCGTTAGCCTTCCGGCCAATGACGCTACTTCTATATCTGCGCGCAACTTCTGTGACGGATTGATTGCAGAAGTCAAGAAGGAGATTCTTGACCGCGAAAAAAGGGAGCGCCAGAAACGCATTATCAAAATTCTTACGGAGGTAAACAAATGAGCGAAAAGACCATGGAAGAGCTTCTTGCGCGCCGTTCCGCTATTGCTAACGAGCTGGATGCGCCTGAAGCCGATCTGGACGCGCTTGAAGCCGAAGTGCGCGCTATCAACGATGAAATTGAGCGCCGCAAGGCCGAAGAGCAGAAGAAAAACGATATTCGTTCCGCTGTTGCGAACGGCAACGGCGAAGTGACCAAAACTTTTGAAGAGGAGAAAACCATGAATAACGAAGAGATCCGTTCCAGCGCCGCATATGTTGATGCGTATGCCAACTATATCAAGACCGGTGATGACAAGGAGTGCCGCTCCCTGCTGACCGAAACCGTTTCCGGCGTTGTGCCGGTTCCTGTGCTTGTTGACGAAATTGTCAGAACCGCATGGGAGAAGAACGAGATTCTTGCCAGAGTTCGCAAGACCAATTTCCGTGGCAATCTGAAGGTTGCCTTTGAGCGTTCCGCGAGTGCCGCCGAGGTGCATTCCGAGGGAACCACCGGCCCCAGCGAAGAGAGCCTGCTCCTTGGCATCGTGACCATGATTCCCAAGAACATCAAGAAGTGGATTCGCATTTCTGATGAAGCCGTGGCAATGGGTGGCGAAGCCTTCCTGCGCTATGTGTATGATGAGCTGACTTACCAGATTATCAAGAAGCTTGCCGATCTGGTTGTGGGTGACATTGCCGGTGCTGGCACTTCCAATACCGGTTCTGCCGTTGGCATTCCCAAGGCCAATGTTGCGCCTGGGCTTGGTACGGTTGCAACCGCCTTTGCGAACCTGTCCGATGAAGCCGTGAATCCGGTTGTCATTATCAACAAGCTTACCTATGCCGACTTCTATGCCGCCTATGCCGCTGGCAGCTTTGCCGTTGATCCGTTTATGGGATTCACGGTTCTGTATTCGTCTGCCCTGCCTGCTTACGCTACTGCGGATGACAATGCGGTTTATGCCATTGTCGGTGACCTGTCCGGCGCACAGGTGAACTATCCTGAAGGCGAAGGCGTTGTCATTAAGTATGACGAGCTGACCGAAGCCGAGGACGATATGGTGAAGATTGTTGGCCGTCAGTACGCCGCGCATGGCGTGACCGCTCCTGGCCGCTTCTGCAATATCACCAAGCCTGCTGCTGTTACCACCTGATCCATTTGAAAGGGGAAACCATTTCGGTTTCCCCTTTTGAACTAATAAGAAAGGAAAAATAAAAATGAAATTGCTGATTGGTATTCCGACACTTGATTATGTGCATTCGGAATTCATGCGCTGCTTAATCAATTTGGTCATGCGGTTGAAAAAAGACGGAATTGATTTTGCCGTTGACATACAATCCGGCACGCTTGTTTATACCGCAAGGGAGAGAATCGCACACAAAGCTATCAACGAAGGGTTTACGCACGTTCTATGGCTTGATTCAGATATGGTGTTTTCGCCGGATATTCTTGACGATTTGATGTTCAGCGGAAAATCCTTTGTGACCGGCATTTACCATGCCAGAAGAAAAGGATATGCAAGCTGCATCTTCAAGACGATTGACATAAACGTTAAAGTTGAACGTTTTGAAAAATATCCGACAGACACATTTGAAATTGCAGGCTGCGGATTTGGGTGCGTTCTGATTGAAACCGAAATCTTGAAAAGCGTTTGCCTTAACAAAGGGGTATGCTTTACGCCGTTGCCGAATTACGGCGAAGATATTGCATTTTGCAAGCGCGCTTCTGAACTTGGTTTTAAGATTTGGTGCGAACCGTCTGTTGTATGTGGTCATATCGGACATATTACCATTTATCCTGAAGATTATGAACGTTGGAAGGAAACAATCAGCAATATTAGCGAGGTAGATAAATGGCTTCAAGCACGTTGATTGCGGCGGCAAAGCTGGCCTTGCGCGTTGTTACAACTGACTTTGACGGAGAGATTTCAAGTCTGCTTGACGCATCCTTGCTTGACCTTGGCGTTGCAGGCGTTGAAGTTCCGACTTCGCTTGACGCTTTAGTGCAACTGGCTTGTATTACTTACACAAAGATGCACTTTGGCCAACCTGACGATTATGACAGGCTTAAAAAGTCATATGACGAACAAAAGGCGCAGCTTGCCACATGCACAGGTTACACGGAATGGGTGAGTTCCGATGGATAGATCCGCTAAAATAACGCTTTTAGCTTCAACTTACGTTCAAGACAGATATGGCGTTTGGACAGAAACCATGTCCAGCAGGGATGTATATTGCCAAGTTGATTCCGTTACACGTTCGGAATTTTTTGAAGGTGGCCGAAATGGGCTGAATCCAGAATTTCGCTTTACAATGTTCTTCGGTGACTATAACGGAGAACAGACGATAATCTATAACGGCAATACTTATTCTGTTTACCGGACTTATCACGCAAAGACGGACACCATTGAACTGTATGTTGAACGGAAAGGCGGCACAAATGGCAAAAACGCCGATTGACCAGCTATCCGCAAACATTGAAAAGATACTTGCAAAATATGCCGACAATGTTCAAGAAAACGTTTCCGAAATAGTAAAGGAAATGACCAAAAAGGGCGCGCAAACGTTAAGGAAACAATCAAGCGCCATGTTTGGCGGTTCCGGCGAATATGCAAGCGGCTGGACAAGCAAAGCAGAAACAGGGCGGTTAAGCTCACAAGGTACGATTTACAATCAGATTGCAGGCTTGCCGCACTTACTTGAAAACGGACACGCATTGCGGCAGGGTGGGCGCGCGCCTGGTAAACCGCACATTGCGCCGGTTGAAGAACAGCTTGTCAAGGAATTTGAACAGAAGGTGAAATCAAAGCTATGACATATGCCGATGTTGCAACAATGCTTGCAAGCTTAAATATACCGTATGCCTATTATCAGTTTCCGGAAGGAACGGAGCAGGCTTGTCCGTTCATTTGCTTTTATTTCTCCGGTTCAAATGACATGGCAGCGGATAACATAAATTATCAAAAAATAAGACCGCTAACCATTGAATTATATACCGACAATAAAGACTTCGCACTTGAAGAAACCGTTGAAAATACCTTGAATCAATACGGTTTATCATATTCGCGTGACGAAGCCTGGATTGATACGGAAAAAATGAATATGGTTAGTTATCTTACAGAAATCGTTATTACTGAAGAAATAACAACGGAGGGTTAAAATGGCTGATACTAATAAGATTAAGTACGGCATTCAGAATGTTTATTATGCTGTTGCCACTATCGCGCTTGACGGTACGGCAACCTATGGAACGCCGAAGGCACTTCCTGGCGCTGTTTCCTTGAGCCTTGAAGCGCAGGGTGACACAACGCCGTTCTACGCTGATAACATCGTTTATTATACCAGCGTGGCAAACAACGGTTATGAAGGTGATCTGGAAGTTGCAAAGCTTACCGATGATTTTCTGAAGGATGTAATGGGCTTCGGTGTAGACGCTAACGGAATCATGTATGAAGATGCTGGCGTGCAGCCGAAGAACTTTGCGCTGATGTTCCAGTTTGAGGGTGACCAGCACGCCAGACGGCATGTTCTTTACAACTGCAAATGCAACCGTCCGAGCGTTTCCGGTTCCACCAAAGAAGCTTCTATTGAGCCGCAGACCGAAACGGTTTCTATTACCGCAACCACGATCCACAACGCAACGCTGAACAAGGATATTGTCAAAGCGTCTTGCACGCCTACTGAAACCACGCAGTATGGCGCATGGACAACTGCGGTTTACGCTGTGACCACCTGATTGTTGTAAAAAGGAGGCATTATGTACAACGTTATCAAAATCGGTGAAGCGGATGTTCCCATGCTTGCAATGGCAAGCGTTGATCTGTATTACAGAAACATTTTCCATGAGGACGCTATAAAGCTTCAGGCAAGCAACGAACTTGACGAAGGTGATCTGATTAACTTCGTTATGCGGATGGGCTTCGTTATGGCCAAGTTTGCGGAACTGAAAGACCGTAAGGAAATGAACAAGCTGAACGAAGATTGTTTCCTTGATTGGCTTGACCAGTTTGACAGAACCGATTACCTGAACGCATTGGCGAATATCCGTCTTACCTATGAAGGGCAGGCCGTCACAACTTCGGACGCAAAAAAAAACAACGAAGAACTGACAGGCAACTGACAACTGCCTTATTTATTTTAAGGGCTGTCCAGATTGGCCTTAAACTGTCTGATCTGGACAGCCTTGAATATGGAGCGGTTATAGATATGATGACGGAATCTGGAAATGATAACGAAGATTATCAGGAGATTGCAAGTCAAGATGATTTTGACCGCTTTTGAGAGGTGACCACATGGCAGGCAGAATTGCAGGCATCACTATTGAAATCGGTGGTGATACCACAAACCTACAAAAAAGCTTAAAAAGCGTTGATAAAGACCTTAAGACAACGCAAAGCAATCTGCGTGATGTAAACAAGCTTCTTAAACTTGATCCGTCAAACACGGAGCTATTGCGGCAGAAGCAAAAGAATTTGTCTGAAGCTATTACCAAGACAAAGGATAGGCTTCAGCAATTAAGGGACGCGCAAAGCCAGGTTAAACAGGGAACCGCAGAATGGGACGCGCTGCAACGTGAAATAATCGCAACCGAACAGGACTTAAAGGGGCTTCAAAACGAAATGCGCGCCTTTGGTTCTGTTGCTTCACAGCAGCTTAAAGTTGCAGGGCAGAAGATTGGCGACTTTGGAAACAAGGTTAGCGGAGTAGGGAATAATCTAAAGCCTATTTCAACGGCGGCGGCAGGCGCTTTGACCGGCCTTGTCGGTTTAGGTTATAAGGCGGTTACCACAGCGGATGACCTTAATACATTGTCACAGCAAACCGGCGTTTCAACCGATGAAATCCAGAAAATGAAATATGCCGCCGATCTGGTTGATGTTAGTTTTGAAGATATTTCCGGCGCCCTGAAAAAGATGAAGCCGAAAATGGACGATTCAAACGAAACATTCAAAAAGCTTGGCGTTGAAATTCGGAATTCGGACGGTTCTTTGCGTGATGTTACATCGGTTTTCTATGACGCGATTGACGCATTAAGCAAAATAGAAAACGAAACCGAACGTGACCAGGTGGCAATGGATCTGTTCGGAAAGTCTGCTGATTCGTTGGCCGGTGTTATTGACGATGGTGGCGCAGCTCTGAAGGAATATGGCAAAGAAGCGGAAGATTTAGGCGTTATCATGTCACAGGAAACGCTTGACGCGCTGAACGAAACAAATGATACCATTGACAAGCTGAAGGCGAATCTTGGCGGCACTTTGGCCAAAATCGGCGCGGATATTGCTTCAATCCTTTCGCCTGCGCTTGAAAAAGCCGCAAGCTTTATCGGAAAGATTACTGAAAAACTAAGGGCGCTGACACCGGCACAGCAAGAAACCATAATGAAGATTCTTGGAGTTGTGGCAGCAATAGCGCCTGTTCTTATTATAGGCGGCAAAATTATTGCCGGTATAGGAACTTTGGTTTCTGTGATTGGAACGGTTGTCGGCGTTCTTGGTGGGCCTTTGACGATAGCAATAGCGGCTGCGGTTGCGGCAGGCGTTCTTATATACAAGAATTGGGATAAGATTAAGGCAACCGCAATAAAGCTTTGGACAGGCATTAAAACGGCGTTTCAAAACATCAAAAGTGCCATTGTTGATACATGGAACAATGTGAAAAGCGCCACCACAACGGCATGGAATAATATCAAAGAAGGCATTTCAAACGGCATAACAAATGCCAAAACTACTGTTACAAACATAATTGATGGAATCAAATCCAAGATTTCAAGCACTTGGGACACCATTAAAAGCAAGACTTCGAATGCTTTCAATTCTATCAAGACAGCAATAACAAATCCGATCCAGCAGGCTAAAAGCACTATTTCAGGGATTATTGATACAATCAAGGGATTTTTCCCCATTCGCCTTGGAAATATTTTTGACGGTATTAAATTGCCGCATTTCAAAGTTGACGGTGGCGAACTTCCGTGGGGTGTAGGCGGCAAAGGCAAAGCGCCGAGCATTTCCATTGAATGGTATAAGAAAGCCATGAACAACGCCGTTATGCTGAACGGAGCTGCTATATTCGGAGCAATGAACGGCAAACTTCTGGCCGGTGGCGAAGCTGGCCGAGAAGTCATTATTTCGTATGACAAGCTGGCCAAGATGATGAGCGGCAACACGAATATTAACGTGGTTGTGAATCCTTCAGCTGGAATGAATGAAAAGCAGCTTGCGAATCTGGTTGCGAGAAGAATTCAGCAGATGGTTAATCAAAGGGGGGCAGTATGGGCATAACATTCGGTGGACAGGACTTTGAAACATACAAAGTTAAAGTTGACGGTGTAAAGGCGTTTCAGAAGCCGGTAAGGGACAGAACACTTGTACACGTTCCTGGCCGGAACGGTGATCTGATCCTTGACAACGGTTGTTATCAGAACATTGATATTACCTATCATTGTCTGATAAAGGACGATTGGAAAACATACTTCCCTGCTTTCTGCAAAATGATTTATGGAATGCAGGGTTACCAAGAGTTGTATGACGATAACCTTCCAGGCGTTTACCGCATGGCTGAATTCGCCGGTGGAATCAATCCTGAAATCATTTTTACAACGGATGAAGGAACCTTTGATATAACTTTTAATTGCAAGCCGCAAATGTATCTGACAGCCGGTTCCGATCTTGATTTAGATTTCCGAACGGCAGATGACACGGAAACCTTTAACAATGAATATGGAATGACCTGCTATCCGAGAATCCGTGTAAACAATGCTGCTTCTGGTGCTGTTATTTATGTTTCAGGCGGCGGCGGCAATGATTGGACGATTGAAATTGCATCAAACAGCTATGACGGCATAGTAATTGATTGCGATTCGGAAACCGTTTATGCGGTTGACGAAATGGGGGATTTTGTCGCATACGCCAATAGCCTTGTTACCATTACGCCTGGGGCCGGTACAGACACGGACGAACGTGACTTTCCTTATCTGCTTTCTGCAACAGGACTATATATCAAGGCTTTTCATTCGTATGGTGGCCACACTTACACAGGAAAAGTCATGGTTGATTTGAGGTTGACAAGAATATGAAGCCAATTCTGTTTGAAAAAGACGCGACAGTTTTCACCGGACTTGGCTTGTGCTATCTGCCTGACGCTATTTCTTGCACCGTTACCGAAGAAAGAAACGGTTCTTTTGAATTGGAAATGGTTTATCCTGTTTCCGGTTCTTTCTTTGATGAAATCCAAGAGGATAGAATCATTGTTGCAAAATCAAGGGAAAACGGAACAAGACAGGCGTTCAGAATTTACCGAATTACAACCTTGATTTCCGGTGAAGTAACTGTAAACGCAAGGCACATTTCCTACCAACTGAATTTCATTCCCATTCCACCGGTTTCCGGTTCTGGAACCGCTCAAGCAATGATGGACGCCGTTAAAGCTGCGGCGCTGGAAAACTGTCCTTTTACGTTCCAATCAAACATTACCGGTTCAAAATCTTATGAAACCACCATTCCAACCGCTTTCAGAACGATTCTTGGCGGCATGGAAGGTTCCACCTTGGATTTGTTCGGTGGTGAATTTGAATGGGACAACTGGAATGTCAAGCTTCTTTCGGCAAGAGGATCTGACAAGGGCGTAAAAATTGCATACGGTAAGAACCTTACCGCTTTGGAACGTTCAACGGATATTGGTTCTCTGATAACCGGCGTTGCGGCGTATTGGGCCGGACAAGATGCAGACGGAAACGAAACGGTTGTTTATTCAAGCCCTGCCGTCATTACGAATGGGAACGAAGCAAACTATTCCTACGGAAGAACGGTTGCCAC